TCCCCATGTTACATATTTGTCAGTCATTCCAGGTAAAGGAGATACAATATCATTAACAATACTTTTAATTGGATATTTAGTAGCGTTAATCATTTTCTTTTTCTTTGCTTCCTCATCGTCATCATCTCCTAATAATGAAGCTGCAATTGAATCATATAATCTTCTTATTCCAAAACCAATTAATTGAAATGCAGCTAATTCAACTGCAAGACCTGCCAAAGATTTAGCCGCCGCTATCTTATCTTCTTTTGTTGCAGTATCACTAAAAACTGTGCTAAGGTCGTTATACATCCTTGCTTTTTGATTCAAAATAAATGAAGCAAATGGGAAAACTCCCTTTCTGCTTATTTTTCTCATAGGTTCATCACTAGCTAAGAATTCACCTGCTAACAATGGATCAGATACGTTCTGCTGTCTATTAACCATAGCGTCAGCATATTCAGCTGCTTCCATATCTGGCTTATGTGTTTTCCAATCAATATCAGTGCTTATTCCTCTACGCTTTAAATTTTGCAAGTAGTATGACTTAAATGCTGAACGAGCAACAAAAACATCAGGTTTTGATAAGAATATTTTTAAGTAAAATTGACTTAATTCTTCAACTCCTTTTATTATTTTTTGTGTATTTCCATTTGATGCCTCTAGTTTTCTATCAATTGATTCTACTGTTGTTTGTGATTCTAATCCACGATTTGATGTAGATACACCCAAATCATCTAACCACGCATTAAATTCAGCGTCAGCAATATCAAATCTACTTGTATTTGCAGCAGTACTAAGCATAACTGGGATTGTCTGAGTTACAGCTTGACTTACACCACCTAATGCCTTACCTACACCAAGAGCAGTTATAAAGTTTCCAAATCTCTCAACATCTTGCATTGTATCAGACGGTACAATATTTTTACCTTTCGCTCTTCTTATATATGTACTTATTCTTCTCTCAATTATTTTTCTATCATCTGAATCAGGAATTAATTGCTTGAATGAATTAGATTTCATAAATCCATCAACTTGTCTAATAGCTGAAGCAGTATTAATATCAACAAGTGCAGCCTTTAAAGCTTTTGCATTATTAGCATCAAAATCAAGACTGATATATTGATTTGATTTTCTTTTACCTGTTGTTTCCATTAAAACACCTGACTTATTTTTATCAATGTTATTAAGAGATGAAGTAAAAGCACCATTCTGACTAACTAAATTTTCATCAAGCCCTGTGTCTTTTGAAGATAAATTTTTTAATGTACGTGTAGTATAATTCAAATCAGCAGTTAGCATAGTATTGTAAACGGATAAACTTACATCAAAAAGTTCTGGTTTGTACTTAGACCATTCATTAATCCACCAATTTACAGACGCTAAGTTATTATCAGATGCATTAGATTCAATAACGCTCATATCCATTGAATCTACATTAAGTTTGTTGTACACTTTCTTGTACAATTCTCCCATCTTCTTTTCTTTTGAATTACCTTCTTCTATTAATAAATCAATTGAATCCTTTAATATTTTAACTCTATTTTCAAATTCAGTTTTCATTTCAGCTTCAGTTCCAAAAATACTTCTTTTAAGTTCTGCAATCATGGCTCTTTCATATACATTTTCAGCATCCATAAAGCCTTTATTCATAACATAAACCCCAAGGGCATTTTTTGTAGAATAAAATGGTTGCTTTGTATATGAATCAATAATAGTGCTAAATTGTTTGTTAGCTTTATTTACACCATTAATTAATTTACTTAATCCCCACTTATTCATTACTTCGATTGATTTGTTTATACCGCCAAACATTTTTTCAATCATAAGTGGAAGTGAGAACAATTGTTCAGTGTAACCTCTTCCTATTTTTCCGCTTTTCAAGAATTTTAGACTTTTAGCCTTAAAGCCTTTTTGAACCAATTGTTTATTATTCATTGCTCCTTCATAAGAACTAACAGATGCCTCAAGACCACTTGTAATTTGATTAGTTAAGAAATTGTCAACACCTTCAACTATCTTAATGGCCTCTCTAATTGACATTTCATTTAAGTCAATTTTTAATGCTCGACCGATTAGTTCTTTTTGTTTTTCATCAATTTCAATCTTCTCTCCAGTCATTGGATCAATACCATCTTTAAACATTGACTGCAAAGTATCTGACATTTTTGACATCTTTTCTTTTAAGAAATCCATTACTTTTCCCTGTTTATCAGGCTCAGCCTCTGGATTTTCTTTCAGCGAGTTTATTATGTCTTTCATTTCTTTTAAAGACATGTCTTTTGATAAACCTTCAACTTCATTATAAGCAGCAAAAAATTCATCTGCTTTAATTTGTTCTTGACGTTCGATTTCTTTTTTAGAATATTCAGAAATTTCAGAAATATTTGCAGCTTGTTTTAATACAACTTCTTCGCCCTTAGTACGTGATGGCTTAACAGCATTTTTGACTTTATCAGCAATTTCTAGATAGGCATCAATGTCCTCAACCATTGACGGATCAATCTTTGCAAACTCCTTAGCCATTCCAACTACCTCAGCTTGGTTGTCAGTCTTTAATGCTTTACGGATGGACTTTCTTATTGAGAATGCATTATCTAATGTTTGTTGATAGTCAGCTTTCTCAAATACTCTCTCAGCATAGTTAACAAATCGTTCAACCATTACTGGATTATCTAAGTTAAGGTTGCTAATTCTTTTAATCAATACGCTAGCCTGAGTAGTTTTTATTTTGCCAGTATTAACCATACCACTAATAGCAGTAGCAAGTGCTTTTCTCTTGGTATTTAAGTCACCCTTAGCGTCACGAGCAGCTCTTGCTTCCAGTCTAATCTGGTCTTTTAGTGCTGTATATTCATTTACAGTAACTTTCTTTTTAATAGGTTTAGATATTTTTTTAGCAGCCTTACTTGCTTCACTTTCTTTCTTTCTAATTTTCTCAAATGAGTCAACTATATCAACCTCACTAACATTATGAATCTCTGCCGCTTGTTTTAAAGCTTGCTCTAAAGATACGCCTGCATTAACTAAAGCCTTTAATGTTTTAACAACTGCTTTTGCAACAGCAACTGGTAAGTTAACACCAAGTGTTTCTTTACCAAACTTGTCAAGATCATTATCTAACTTATCTAAAAAAGATTGAACTTTCTGTAAATTTGTTTTATCAGTTACATCTAGTTTTTTTACTTCTTCGATTGTTTCTGCTGGTTTAACCTCTTCAGTACTTTCGACAACTTGCTTAGCACGTTCTGCGGCAATGACCTCAAGATTTTCTTTGATTTTTCCATAATCACTTATTAATTCACTTATTGTATTGTTTAAGATTGCTTCCTTACTTGTATCTTCCCCAAATATATTTTCAACACCTACATTTTCATTATAGTTGGTTAAGAAATTTTTAAATATCGTAGGTTTTTTAGTATCTAATAATAAAGCCATACTCATCTCACCAACAGTATATTGGTTTTCACCAAACATATCGTATTGTGAAAGATAATCCTCTACGTACATTTTTGATGCCTTTGCTTTTTGAATTATTTGTATAGCTCCAGCTATTTCTTTTGTAAGACTATCGCTTCCTTTTGCGGAATTTTGCATTAAGCCTACTATGTTTTTAAGTATTACTTTTTTAATATCCCCCATTCCAGGAACAGACAATTCCCTTATACTATTTTCATTTAAACTCGCAGCCATTACCACCCCTTCAAGAAAACTTATACCATCTGGAGTAGCTACATTTTTATCTACATATCTAGGAATTTCAACCGTTTGAATTAGACCCTCTTGAATTAAAACATCAATAGCTTGCTTCATGTTTTTAGGATCAGATGTAACATCACTTGGAACTTCTACACCTTCATATAATTCAGCTAATTGTCTTTTAGCTCTATCTGAAATTCTTTTACTTATAGCAACAGCTCTTTGCAAAGGACCTTGAGCTTTCTTCTCTTGCTTATTAAACATTGCCATAGTCTTTGTGTCAAATGGCAAGTTTTCCTCAACTTCAAAAACAAGTGTTGGATTCTCAATTAAATTAACATCGTCCTCAGTAAGACCATACATATCAGCCTGATCTTTTAAAGATTGAATATATTCTTGATCAGTTTTATTTTGAGCGGCTAATTGCCTACTCATCGTTCTGTTGTTTCCATCGTAAACAATTCCTTCTTTTGAAACAATAGGAGTTTGAGAAACAGCTCTTTCATCAATGTTTTGAGCTATGTCAATTACTTGTGATTGTGCTGGTTTATCTGTTTCATAATCCCTATCATTTATTGTTCTACCTTCTTTATTTTGAGGAAACGATTCATTTTTACTAAATGTATTTGGATTATGACTTGGAATTAATTCACTAGCTGGAACAATTTTAAATGTACCTCTTATCTTTGTTCCATCAGGAGTAGTTCGTGTTATAGATCTACCCTTTTTTTGATTAACACCAGCTTTATATTCCTTACTACCTACAGATCTACCTATTTCATCGGTTGGAAGAGATACTTCTCCAACAGGAGTTACTTCTTCTTGGATACCCCTGCCTTCGACAGGGCGATTGCCAAGATCTGTTTCTGGCTGCGCGGTTTCCCCGACTGCCCTCTCTCCTTCCCTGATTTCAGGTTGTCCTTCTTCAACTCCCTGATATTGAACGCCACCGCCTTCTGCTGTGACTTCTTCGACTGGTTTTGTGCTTTCTTTAACGGCATTTTTACTTATTATTTTTAGTTCATCATTAATCTCGTTTACTCTGTCTGTTTGAGCAGCAACGAGAGCAGGGTCTTTCCCTTCTATTTCTTTTTGTATCTTTTGTTTTTCAAGAATCAAATTAAATGAATCTCTTTGGTCTCTTAAACTTAAGTTGTCAGGTATAGCCTGCAATATTGAATATGATTTGTTCATTGATTCAATCTGAGCCTTTGCCTCTTCTTTTGTTATATCTCCACTTACTATTTTAGATTTTATATCTGACTCAATAGACGACCTAAGATTATTATCCTTTAATGAATTAGAAAATACAGCAAAATCATCATCACTCTTTTTATTGCTATATCCATCTCTTATGGCTGAAACTGATTCAGATCCACTAGACATAATCAAGCCGCCTAAAGCACCATAGTAAGCATCAGTGGCAGCAACTCCAATCGCTTGATTAATTCCTTTGGCTGTTGTAATATCAGGAACATCTTGAAAGTAATCTTTATCTGTTATAGCATTTGATATATTCTTTATTGCTATTTCATCTAATTGTTGAGTACCCTCAACAGCTCCCTCTACCAAAGCTCCACCTACTATTCTTAATCCAGCATTAGCTAGCATAGCTGCTGTATTTCTTTTTAATTCATTCTGCATTAATGTTGCCGATGCATTTTTTGGTAAGTTAGAGAAAGTTCTAAAAACTATATTATTTACAAACTTATTAAATAGTGGACTTTTTGTTGCCCCAGTTGTAAATTTAAACCCTAGATTCTCTAATGCACCTATTGTCATTGCATAAGGAACAGATATTAATTTTTTTTCAAATTGATTTAATCCATCAAATTGACTAGAGTTCATTTCATCTTCAATCGCATTATAAGACTGACTAAAGAAAGCTACTTTTTGCAATGCTGGATTACCACCTCCAGACAATGCAGTTCCTATACTTTCGGATAGAAAAGATACAACTTTTTCTAAATCGCTTCTATCTTTAGATTTTATGTATTCATCAGTTGTTCCAAATGAAACTAAATCAACCAACCCCTTTCCGATTTCAGGAACAATTTGCTTTCGAAGTTGCTTTGATGCATAATCTTTTATTTCATTATCAGTCATTCCAGATGCCTTCAATTTTTCTCTTTGAACATCTGGCATTAAAGATCCCTCTGGAAGCACATAAGGCATTACGTCAGCAGTTATTCCAGTTACTGCTTTACCCATATTAAATAGACCACTTGCAACATTTCTAGAAATTAAACCTAGTGTATTTCCTTGTTTCTCTTTATTTTTATAATATACAGCTGACGATACTTTTAGTTTATCATTCAACCTACCCAAGTCATCGTATTTACTTTTTAGTATATTTTTTCTTTCATCAAGAGAATTTATTTTATTTTTTAATTCCGCTTCTTGTTCTGGACTAGTTGGATTTTTTATAAATTCATCATATTGAGCTAATAGTTGATCTTCATCTCTTTTAAGACTTTTTGATTCAATTACTAAATCTTTATATTGGTTATCAAACCATCTATCAGTGTCATATTGATTTAAAAATTCTTCTCCATACTTATATGGATTGTCAGCCATTAGATTAACAAGTTGTCCGTAATCTTTTACGTCCTTTTTTAAGAAATCTTTATCCGTCTTTTTAAGTATTGACTTACTCATAAAGTCAACAATCTCATTATATTTATCGTTGCTTAATCTGTTTAAATCTTCAGATTGAGCAATCGGCATACCAGTCTGTGATTGACCATATAACGCTGAAGGAACTAACTCAAATTCTTTTGAATTTATTGTAGTTAATCCACCATTCGTAGATGTAGATATTTTTATTTTATTGCCAGCACCAGTGGTTTCAAAAATAAATCCACTTCCCTTAAATTTTTCTCTTAATTCTTTTACTGCCTCATCTTCAGTTTTGAAAGCAATGTTTTTATCTATCTTATTGATATTTTGATAAGCATCGAATTCTTTTCTACCGAAATCTTCCTCCATCATTATTTCAGCTTCCTTTTCCGTAGGAGCATCAATTTCAGTAACTTTTACTTCAGGAACATATTGATCAGGCTTTACTGATACAACTTTCTTTTTCTTTAGAGGTTTATTCTCTATTACATCAATATAATCATCAGTCTTATATTTACTAGGTGTAGCCTTTGGTTCAGTTACATTAGCCCATCTATTTACTGAAGATAAAGATTCCGAACGCTTTTGATTTTCCGTCTTGGAGGCTTCCGAAGAAATAGCTCCGTTTTTTTGTGTTGATTGTGAAACCTCTTTTTTTTTTACTTTATTGATTCCATCATCAGCAACAATAACAGGTTTGATTGATCTATTGATCCCATCGTCTTGAACTATAACTGGCTTTATTTCGTTTGGCATAATTAAAATTTATTATTCGTAACCTAATACTTTAATTGCTTGTTGTCTTGTAGCTCCTGGATTAGCTTTCAATGTTGCTTTTATATTTGCTTCTTGAGCTGATGTATAAGATGCTGATTTTACCGTACCTAATGATTGTCTTAATTTATTCATATCATCTACCCATTTACTAGCAGATCCTTTTCCAACAAAATAAGTAGCTAAATCATTTACTCCTTGAATTGGACCTCCTGGATTTAATAACTTAGTATTTTTATCATTTGGATCACCATCGTATATATTAACTCCAGATGGTTTTACATACTTAAACACCAATTTACCACCGCTTGCCATACTTAATGCATCTGCGTCATTATTTTTCCAAGCGTTAAAAACTTTTGTAGCTACATTTGACGCTGGTTTTTCTTCTTTATCATTCGATCCACCACCACCTCCGCCACCGCCACCGCGATATGGTTCGTCCATTGTCTCTTCCTTGCCCATTCTAATTTCAATTTCATTGTCAACAATATCAAAAGCAGCTTTATCTTGCTCTTTAGTCAATACAGGTTGTAAAATTCCTTGATCATCATGTTGCAAAAGTATGAATTTACTTCTTTGGGAATCAATAAAATTATTTAACTCACCTTCATTCATCGGTGGTTTATTGTTAAGCTCTCTAGCGTAATTTTCAGCCTCTACTCTTTTCTGGACTCTTGATAAGAAATCATCATTATTTAAGTAATAATCATACTCATCATTAGTGTAATCAGTTAAAACACTAGCTTTTGAATTATCATTACTTAGAATTCCATTTATTAAAGTTGACTTTGCTTTAGCGTAAGCATCTTTATTTTGACGAATATCGTCAACTGTTCTTACACCATTTTCAATTTTAAATGATTTCCAGTTCTTCGTTCCAGAATCAACTAATTTATTAAGTTGAATTTTATTATCAATTATATTTTGAAAATTATTTAATGATCTTACATCTGTAACTGAAGTAGGATCTAAAACACCATCCTTTAGTTTGCCAAGAAACGCCTTTCCAGTTTCATCATCAATCATAAAGGCTTTATTTTTTAAATCTTGATATTGAGCCAATTCATTAGCTCTTTCTAATTCAAGAGCAGAACCTTTAATTTCTCCATTTTCGTCTGGTTGTTGGTTCTTTAATATTTCTTGCATCCTCTCATCATAAGTTTTTGTGGTAATTGCAAACTGATTCCAACTATCCATTAAATTACTCATTCTTCTTTTGTATTCAGATGGGGATATTTCACCAGATTTTAACAACTTGTTCCATTCATTCATTTTGGATCTGCCAGTCTCAGTGCCTTTAAGTATAAATTCATTGGAACTAGGACTTTTTCCAAGTTGTGTCGTTTGAAGTATTTTATTGTTTACATCTACTAACGCATCTAAAGACTCTTTTTCCTTTTGTCTTTGCGCTTTAATAGCATTATAACGATCTGTTAAGTCTCCTGTTAAAGAAGCCCAGTCAATTGGCTTTGTAGCTTGATAGCCAGCGTATTCTATTGGTTCTGCCATTTTATTAAGGTCTTTGTTCGATTGGGCTCATAAATTGACTCATGTATGGATTTGTTACTTTATCAGTAGTCCAATTAGCATTTTTTGCATATTTATTTTGCTTATAAAGATCACTACCTTCATAAGCACCAAGAGCAGCACTTCCTAAAGAGCCTACTATTCCTTGAATAGCCGCATTTTTATTTTCGCGAGCAGCGGCAGCGGCAGACTGAGCTCCTTGTAATTTAGAAGCTCCAATCTGAAAATCTCTTTCTGCTTGTCTTGCTTGAATGCCTTGCTCTGCTTCAGCTTGAGCCATATCTCTTTGCGATTGCGCTTGCTGAGCCTGAGCTGCTAATTGTAGAGACTGCTCATTTCCAGCTTGAAGCACATTTCCAACTCCACCAATAACACCTTCAGCACCTGCACCTTGCAATGATTGCATTGCCTGTGTTGTTGCTTGAGCTTGTGATTGTTGAGCTAAATCAAATCCCAAAGTGGGAACTTGAACAGCTTTAAAAGGATTAAATTCTTTTATGTTTTTTAATTGTTCAGCAGCTTTAGTGGCTGCTTGATTTGCTAACTTCATTTGTTTTTGAGCTTGAATAGCTTGAACTGTATTTAACCCAGCTCCAAGAACCCCTAATGCTAATCCGATCATGTTCTTAGTATTTATATATACACAAATTTACAGAAAACTTTTGAATACTGAAGTACCTACCGAAAACAATTTAACTTGTTCCTCAGAATCGTTATATAAATAAACATTCATATAATAACCTCTTGCTCCAAATGATTCAGCTTGGCTATTTTTAACACATATTAAGAAATCAGTAGTTAGTGGCGTTGTTCCAGGTGTTGTATCTACAGTTATTGAATTGATTGATATGCCAACTATAGTTCCAATTAAAACTAAATTACCACTTGAGTTTTTATATAGCTTATCACCAATACTAATGCTTGAATCTACATTAAATAAAAAGCTCAATATAACGGCCTCTGGATTGGTTATATTAGTGCTATTGGCAGATCCAACTCCTTGAGTAGATAGAGCCTTTATATCAATAGTATTATCGAAACGTCTTATATACGCAAACCATTGATTTTCTTTTTCTACAAAGTAAGTATGTATAATAGATCCAGCAGAAATGTTTGTATATACATCAGCATCCCAAGGATGACTACTATTTAAAGATAAAGTATTAAATACTTTTACTTCTAATGGATTAGTATTAAAAATAGTTCGTATGCTTGATTTGTATTGCTGATTATAGAAATTGTTTCTAGTGGTATTTACATTATGTTTCCATAGTTCACCATCTTTAAATGTATAAAATGTACTATTCATTTCAGTCATCCAGTCAGGTTGATAAGACCAAAATGAATTCCATCCCTCAGCAACTTTTGAATATGTTATGGTTTTTCTAGGTTCACATTCTTCTGTACTAAATCCAGAAAAAATATTATTGTCATTATAATTAGTCCAATTTCCAATTGGGCATATTGAATCATCTGACAATATCCAAATTAAAGCATCACTAATATACAATTCCCAATTAATGCCACTCCATAATATAATAAATTCATCATCATTGTACACAAATTCATAAGTATTCCTTGAATTTTCAATTCCGCTAGATTTAACTTCTATTGATACAGGCTCTTCTCCAATTGGAATATAATTTATTTTTAAGCAATCGCACATATTATAAAGGTATTTAATTTACTCCATCTTGAATCAATACAAATGTAACTGTTGATCCGTCACAATATTCAATAACAAAATCAATATCTCTTGCTCGTATAGATTCATTGCTATCTACATAGGCATAAATATCTTGATCTCCGTATCCAGAGTCAATTAATATATTAACCCAATCAGTGCCAGATCCAGAATCTTGCAAAGTAATCGCCCAATATTCATTAGATTCAATTTTAAACATAAAATAAGAATTCCCATTTGTATCAAAACGAATAGTTCTAAAGTCTGGATTAATTGATAGTTCACAGCTTCCTTGTCTTACATCAGTAAATGATAAAACATAAGTATCATTGTAAGGATCATACATTCCAAGTTTTTGTGTATTTGGATTATCCTTTAACTCATCTCTAAAATAATTTCTCATTCCATTTGATGATATTTCAACTACTTGATCTCCTAACATTTGCAATACAGCACCTCTTCTTGAATCAGTGAAAAATATCATGTTTGAAAATTTAGCGAAACTTTCAGGATTATTACTAATTCCGTACTCTGATGGATGAACAACCTGATTACCCAATACTTCAGGTACAGATGCTACTTGGCCACCCCCAACAGCATCGACCAACAAGTTCTTTCCATAAAGAACTGACGTTATTTTGTCTTGTTGTAATACCATTAGATTGGTATCTAGAGCGTAAAGTTTTTGAATTGGACCGTATTGCTTGTCTAAATTCTTGAAGTTTGCCTGTGATAAATTAAATGAGTTCAATCTATTGGTTGATGTGTCTCCTTTGTATATACCACTATAACAAAGAGATGCTATTTTTTCTTCTTGTTTATAGTCCTCAATAACACTTGTTGCTCTTGGGCTATATTTCATAGTAGGTCTTAAAAAGTTGTCGTAAATCCTATATGACTCAACGCCATTTCCAAAAGCAAAAGCATTGAAATCTGAGTTGTCGGATGTTACGTTATTTAACTCAACTACAAGTGAAACTGGAGATGGAGATGCATTTAAATCTTGATCGCTCTCCCATAATTTATAATATACTTTCCCTGGCGTTGCAGCACCAGTTCCAGGAAATCCTACATCAATAACTATTGCATAATTAGTTACATACAATATAGTGTATTCACCACTAACAGGACCAATTATAGGCGGTGTTGTATCTGAATTTTGAACCCATACTTTTTCACCGATATTAAATGAGTGCATCATATCAGTCGATGTAGGTGAATTTGGATTTAGCGGACCTAATACTGTTTTACCTGCTACTGATGGAACAGTAGGAAAAATAATAGATGCAGATGTATAATCAGCATAAGGCCATGATACCATGTGATTACCATTTTCTATTCTATAAGTCTTACGCATTTCATAGAACAAATCAACGTCTGACACCAATGGAACTGTTTCGGCAGAAAGTTGAACTGTTGGAGTTTGAGTTATTTCTATTTCACATAATATCTCATTTCTATCACAACCTTCATTATCTCCTACCCCTCTAATTAACATACACAATACGCCAGTGCTAGGATTAGGATCTTCAAATATATAATTTGATGTAGGAGTTCCAGTTACCAAAGGAACAGTACCACTTTGAGATCTTCTAAACGTTATATTATTAGCTGACGTAATTAAATTATCGCTAAAATCTTTATATTTAAATGATTTATATGCTCCTGATTTCCAAAACCATTCCTCTAAATTCTTATAATAATTATCACTTGTCCAAGAATTAGTTTGGTCTCTAGTTGGATCACTAGAATTTGTAGGAGTATCTCTTATTATGTTTATTTGAATACTTGCTCCAGGATATATAGGATCATTAAATGGTAATATTGCATGACCTCCATAATCATCTGGATCGTAATCATTTAAATCATTATCTGGTGTAGTAGGTATTCCATTTTGAAAACTTGTACCCGTAACTGTATCTATAACTGTACTTGTCCACACTCCATTTGCAAAATAATTCGCCCTTACATTAAAGCAATACAAATCGCCTAAATTATAATTTCCATTTTCAAAATTTAAAATAAAATACATTGTTGCTGTTATTGGAACTGCATAATTAGATCCAAATGGTATTGCTATAGAAGAACTCCACCCACTATCAGCATCTGGAATAATAGTCCATTGGAAATGTGTAGCTAAATTAGTAGGATTTGTAGGATCTGGAAGTATTTTAATAGTTAATCTATAATCGTTTTCTAATGGAGATGATCCTACATGATAATAAGATATATACACATTAGGAGCATCATTTTGATAAGGATGTATTAATGTATTGTCTCCATTATTAGCATAATATGCATATTCAAATTCTACATTTACTGATCTATTTCTAACTGGTGTTACCGTCTCAGTACCACCAGCACAAGCACTAGGTCTAGGACCTCTGCCGCCTTGATATGTATAATATGTTTGAACTTGAGGCTCATCTAAAAATACATCAATTGGATCAGCTTTAATTTTAAAGTATAATCCCTCAGTAGTAAATGGAGTTGTTGCTTGTTTATACTCAAGCTCAAGAACTTTAAACTGTTTATTTGAATGAGTGGCTACCCCATCTGCTGTTTTAAAGATAACATATCCACCAACTGTAATTTTATCTCTATCTGACTCATTGATTAAAAAATATCTAAATACACCATCAACAACAAAAGTTCTTGGAAATATATTATAGTAATCACCTTGAGCTTGCTTAATTACAAATCTATAATTTGTAGCCCAAAAAGGAGGTTCATTATTCAATGTTACTTTGATAGAGTTTGCTGTATCAGAGTTTGCTGGAGGTATATATAATGTATTTTGTTTACTTGTTAAAGCAGTAGTCATCCTACCATACTCATCTAAATATACAATTCCTATTTCATAATCACGATCACTTCTAAATGTTTTTTTAGGTTCAGTTGTGATCGCATCAGGTTCTAATAATAATAAATAATTGGGAACTATCTTTACGCCGCTAGCATTTACAATATCTCTAAATTGAATATAATTACCGTAAACCAATCTATTTCCAATTATCTCTTGTGCTTTTGCAGTTAATGGTACATTGTCAAATAATCTAGTTACCTCGCTTGACTCTAAAGGTGTATATATTTTATTTGAGCTAAATGTAGGAATTTGGTATTTTGAATTATCGTCTATACCTAAATCAGCTTTATTGTAATTACCAACTATATATACATTTAATTTGTATGTGTCAAAATATAATACTTGTATTTCCTCTACGAATTCATTTCCAGTATCAAAAGTAACGTCAACTTTATTATATTTATTTAACATTCCTTTGTTGTCTCCTGTATTATAATCATAAGCAAATCCACTTGCATGAAATGCTACAGAAGAAAATGGAGCTAATGAACTATATTGATTGTCTTTATACTTAAATCTATAAGAAAAATAAATAAACTTATCTTGAATATTGTTTGATGCGCTAACAGATGTATCAAAAGACAAATCAATTTTAGGTGAATATAAAGGTGGTTTAATAATAACGTCTATATCATCAATTATTCTAGAATCATCAGTAACATAGCTTTTTGCTCTAGATATATTTATTCTTCTTGGTGGATTTAATCCATCAGTCCAATATAAAAATGGTCCTTCACCTTTAGATGCAGGAATAAAGTTTATACCAGTTACAGGATAGTTCTTATTAAAATTCAACTGACCTTGAGTACAAAGCAAAACAATGCTTGTAAATTGGAATATCTCACTGTACTCAAATATAGCGTCAAATGTATCACTAGTAACCAACCAATATATCAAGTTGTCAGCCTCATAAGTTACCGAGCCTATTGTTTTGGCATTTGACCCAACATATACTACATCTTCATCTTCTACTAATTGTTGAATATTTGTAACTAATGTATTGCCTAGTGAATTTGATACAGCTCCTATATTAGATCCAGATGTAGTATCAATAGTTACGTTTAATGCATCAATAAATTCACCATCAGGAACAAGTCTTTCGTCAAGATCCTTATTCATCTTACCTGCAATAAAAGTCTTATTTAATTCCATTATTTTATGATTTTATCTTTGCCTCTTAATGACATTAATAGTCTAGCTGGATGCAAGTTACTTAATCGTATTTTTGTATTTCGTAATGATGCTGTCTTGGCTTTTTGAACTCTGTTTACAATATACTCTTGCACTCCTGTTTTATTACTAAGAATAGCCCACTTCAAATAATTATAGATATACTCCTCAGCTAACTTGTTGATTGTGATAAGAGAATCATCACCATTCTCCATACCGTCAGATATATATTCCAAAACGACATAACCATCTTCAACACCAGTTGAAAAGTCAATTACGCCAGCAGCTTTATTAATAGTGAATTTAGGATTTCTGTTTGCTGTGTCAGTTTGTAAACCATAACGTCCGCCTATAGAATAACCAAAATACCAATCGCCATTGTAAGCCCATCCATAACCGCCATTGTAAGGACCAGGACCAGTGTATAATTGTTTATCTAATCGCATCATATCAACTTTAGACGTGCCTGTAACAACCTCTCCATTTGAGTCAAAGATTATGTCAAGATTATTGTCTTGTAAATATGCTGTTGCTGATAGTATTGTTCTATTTTCAGTCAATTGGAATAATACACCTTGTCTTAATAATGATATTCTAACGTAGTTAACATAATCAGGTGGTAGTACCATTTTTAAACTATCATCTAAATGCAATTCAACTACCTTTATATTTCTTAATGCGTCATAGTTTAATTCTTGAATAGCTCTTTTTGCGTGAAATAATACAGTGTATCGCTCAACATTATTGACAAGTTTATCATTGCCAACATACATAAGCATAAAATTGTTAACTATATCAGCAAGGCTAACATATTGATATGAACCCCAATTCACATCTTCAGGTATTACACCATTGTTAGTATAATATTGATAGTTAGTAATGTATGCCATTTATTATTGTTTTTGTTGTATTTCTTGTAACTCTTCAGCTTTAGCTGCCGCCATAACTTCTTGTTCTCTTATTGACACACCAGCATATTGTAATATCTTAACAACTAAATCAGAGAAGTCACTTAATGGCATTTCAAAATCTTGATAATCTATAGCGGATGGATTGAATAATGGATCGCCACCAATAGATGTATATGTCCATTTCGGCTCTTTAGGATACCTTAAATAATGAACTTTAACATTTGATGTTATTGTATTAGGATAAACTGTAAAGTTAGCTCTTGCAGAAGATACTCCATCATTTAACGTATAAACAGGATAAGCAACAGATGGAGAAGTTAGGTTAGAATCTAATAAATAAAGTGCTTTTTGATGACTCACTTTCTCTATTTCTTTGTTATTCAATACTAATTTCTGAATGAAATAACTATCTGTAGGTGCTACAAAATTTGGAGCAGTATAAGTAAGTGAACCAACCTTGTAAAAGGTATCTAATACTTCAGCAAGTTTTTTAGGCACATCAGCATATCCTTCTCCATGCGCTCTTTGATTTTGCTTGATAATCGCATTGCTATATAGATAGATATATCTTTCAAATACTTCAAGTTGAGCTTGTTTAGCATAAAGATTAAACTCAAATGGAGTTACATATCCTCGATTGTCTTTTGCTAATATGGACAGAACTGTATTTCTAACTTCGTTTATCATACTTACAAAGATAAATAAAAAAAGGCACTTGTATTAAGTGCCTCTTCCTTTCTAGTTTGATAGCTTATTAATTCAAAGCTGCACTTGCAATAGTAATACCAGTAGGTAATGCAGGAACAATAAATGAATCAGGGTTGCTTGATGCTCTATTAGCTAATTCAATAGCATCATAAATAGCATCTCTAAATGCAGCTTGCGAAGCAGCTGTTGCAGTTGCAGATGATGTGATACGAATAGTATCAGAACCAGCAGTAGCGCCACCAGCACCATACAAAACATCTACTAATGTAGGATTAGCTAATGTAGCAGCAACAAACTGAATGCTAGAAGCATTAAGAAGTGTAACATTAGATCCAGCAGTTAATTTTAAGAATTTTTCCATTTTTTAAAACGTTTTAATTATTAATAACAATGCAAATATACTAATTATTTGACAATTTATCTTCTAGGAATTGATATAGCTCAATACCCTCATCTGAATGTAAATAGGACGCTAAAACAGATGTTGCGTTGTCGCCAAATGGTATAGTTAATAGTTTCTTTTTATTTTCTTTTAGATTGAAATACAAATCCTTACCATGATTCTTTAAAACCAAATAACCATCTGATATAGCTCTAGCTGCGATATTGTTTATCTTTAATGAAGGATCATTTACAGCCTCCAAGAAATCTTGCGGGTATCTCTTCGCATAAATCATCATGTCTCTCTTAATCTCAGAGCTACTCATTTTATCAACTTGACCACCAACTAAAATACGAGCAACGGCTTCTAGTGTATTAAAATCATTTGCAGCCAAATCTCTAGCGGCCAACTGTGCATCAAGTTCTGAATACATTGATTGAATATCTTCTTCAGCATCTTTTTCATTGTCAAATTCAAAAAACTCACTTCCATTTCCAGGATGGTAATGTAAAAATTGTTGTAAAACTGGATTTGTTCTAGGAACTGTAAGGACACCATCTTCAAATACAATTGGCTCAACAATAACATTTTGATCTTGTTCTTCCTGAAAAGGTGTATTTGAATTTCGTGCGTATCGAAGAGGATGATTTGTATTTGTCTCTTCACAATAGTAAAGCAGACGTTGTCTAGGTGCATCCTTTGAAGCTATATAATAAGCTAAAGGAGCTTGATTGTTTCGCAGAATATAAGTTCTGTCTTTTGGTTCGAGAGTAATTCTCTTAATTGATAATTTTTCCATTTTATATAATTTAAATTTTTAAAAAAAATAGACAGAGTATCACTAATGATACTCTGTCTTTATTTATTCTTATCCTTTGAAGATAAAGAAGTTGTTTGCACCAAGTGTACAAAGAGCTCTTTCAGACAAGAAGTTAACCTCCATTGCATCAAGATCGCTAGTTGCAGCACCACCAGCAGAACCAGTCATCCAAGTTTTGTAACGTCTGTTTTCAGCTTCAGAAGCTCGGTAACGAACGTGTAAGAATGGACGTTTTGCGTTTTTACCAAGAACTTGGTCGTAAACTGTAGTTGTACCAGCAGGAACTAAAACTCCGTTTACAGCTCCACCAACTAGACCACCACGAAGAGTAGCATCGTTAAGGTATTTCCAGTCAGTTTTGTAGAACTCATAACCTCTACGGAATCCTGTGAATCCAAGATTCAAAGCCATTTGCTCGCTGTTATCGAATAATCCGTAAGATGTACCACCAACTCCGTAAGAGTTTTGAGCAGCTAACATATCATCAATATCAAAAGAGAACTGACGATTCAAAAACAATGCGTTTTCAGCGATAGCTCCTTGCTTGTCAAGGCGTTGTACGATAGTATCGAAGTCAGACAAAGCAGATGGATTACCACCAGCCCATACATTTCCTCTTGATTCGACAGAAGCAAATAAACCTTGTGTACCTTTGTTGCCTAAATCACCAGTTGCAGCAATAGCACCAGAACCAGCTTCAGCAACAACACCTTCTACCATTGCCATTTCAAGATAATCTTCAAATCTCAAACGAGTTTCATGCTCTGATTTCAAATACCACAAATAACCAGTAGCACCATTTTCAGTAGATACTTCAACCCATCCGATTTGAGCCATATCAGATCCTGATACAACATACTTATCTTTGATGATAATAGGAGATACTTCAAAGATACTATCTACTGCTTCCAATGAACCTGACATTCCGTTAGATCCTTTTTTGAATTCAGAACCATAAACGAAAGCAGTAAATGTAGCTCCAGTATCACCTGCTAAGATACCACCTGCATTATAGAAAGCTACTGTAAAACGATCAGAAGCAGGTAAAGCAGTTATGATACCTTTATAAGATGAAGACGCAGAAGCATTATTTGATAAAAATACAGTTTGACCAATTCGAAAAACACAAGTTCCTGTACCAATATCAAAAGTTACAGAGTCATCACCACCAGATGCGCCAACTGCTGTAACAGAAGCATATTTAGTATGTAAACGACCTTGCTCTGCCCACTTAATTAAGTCAGAGTTAGAAGGAAGTTCAGCACCAACCATACGCAAGAAAGATGCGATAGATCGGTTTCCATAACGTTCGAATTCTTTTTCATAAGTATCAGGAAGATACTGATTCAAGAAATCAAAGTTTGTAATGTAGTTTGTAGGCAATGTTGCCTTAACGGAGCTAGGTGTAATTGCAACACCAGGACTCGCTTGTACTGTACCAGCCATTTTTTTTAGTTTTTGTTTTTGTTTCTAATTACTAATCTGTTGCCACGATCATCATCTATAGCTGTAACTCTGAAACCTGGAGCTGGTGTGACCTGTGTTGCTTGTCGAGTCATATCTATATTTTTAGACTCTTTGGCAACATTGTCAACCGCGTCTGTCATACCTTTCTCGTAGAAAAATTTGGCAAACTTCTCTGGGTTTGAAGCCACTGCAATAGCTCGGTGAAAAGCTTCAGCATCCTTTAGATAACCTTCATCGTTCAAAAACTTTGATACAAAGTTCTGAAGATTTGATTGATCTTTCAGTAAGTCTGGTGCTTCAGCTGGTTTATAAACTACTTTTTTGTTTTCATCAATACTGAATCCGAAACCTTCGAATTTATCAGAAAACAACTCAGAAGTTTTTTCAGTGAAATACTTTGACCTTTTTGCCTGCTCTTCATCCGCTTGATTCGCAGTTTGTTTATAACTCTTGTAAGCTTCATAGGCTTCTTTCTCTTCTTGTGGAACAAAAGATTCTCTTGACTCAAGAGGAACTTTATACTGTTCTTTTAAGTTGTTGAAATATTCCTTAGCTTTTGTGAGTTCTTTTTTCTTAGCCAATTGTTTTTTCTTTATTTCTTTCTCTTCCTCATAATCTGGATCATATCCAAACTGAGTATCAAGATCGAATTTAATATCATCTTCATCAAGATATTTATCTTTATTCTTACGATATTCAAATAACAATTGGTCTTGATCCATAGAATCATAGTCTTTATTTAACTTCATAAAGTCCTCGATTCCACGACCAGTTTCTTTTTTGTATTTCAAATAAGTAGCAACCTCTGGATCTAAATCCTCATTACTTGATCTTTGCTCAAACAATTCATCAAGATTGCTAATCTCTTTGTTATATCTTTTTCCAATATATGAAAGAACTTTGTTGTCGTCTATCTCAATATCTTGAGGTTCAACTGGTGTTTCAGCAACTATATTTACTGGTTCACTAATATCAACTTTATCTACAGTTGGCTCATCTTGAACTTGACCTGTATTTTCAGCATGTTCATCAAGTAACTGTTGTTCTATTTCGGCAACAGACTTTTCTTCAAAATCTACTGCTCTTACTTTAAATTCTCCTTCCATTTTATTAAATTTATTTTTTTACAAATATAATAATTATATTTTATTACGTATAAACTGCTAATAATGGCTAATATATTATGCAAAAGCATATAATTTTAGGCAATATAGCTAATATATTATGCATGAGCCAAAATAAAGATTTTTTTGATGTTTTGGCTGTTTCTCAGTTGCCAAATCTGGAAAAATTCATGCAATTTGGCAAGTAAATAATCGGTAAAAATCCGATTAATCTAGGTTTACGTTGTCATAAAACATAGCGTCTGAATCTTCAGTATGCCACTTATCAAACCCTTCGCAGTTAAACCAAGCGTTATTAACCAAGTAGTCAGGCTTAGATGGAAACTCTTTTGTAACAAATGAAGGCTCATACCAACGTACTCTATTGTTTGGCTGTAAGGCTATCTGACCGTTATCAAGTAATATTATATGATGTGATTTATGCTCTAGTGGATCTTCAGCCAATGTAATATCAGTATTTATATCGTTAGACCCCCAATTTATTGTAGCGTAATAAGTTCCTTTGTGCCACTGCCTATCTTTCATATATACATCAACATTTGTATCATACACATAAGAAAGTTGTGTCAATGTAAAACGATAGCTAAAACAGTTCCATATCTGTAAGTAATGGAAAGGTAGGTCTGGATCTGGTAACTCAGGATCAGTTAATAGTGCATGACTAGGCAACTTATCTCTCATTACACCGTTGTCAAGCAAAACTTGAAATAATGCAGCTTGACCTGGCATACATCTTACCGATATAATTACGCCTTCTGTAAATTCACCATGCCCTTTTTTAAATTGATACATGTATTCATTTCTAACGAATACTTTTAAAGGGAAAAAATTATGTTCTATATACGCCATATTTATATTGTGTTGTTTACAGTAAACCGTTTACTGTAAATAACTATTTAGGACTAAAACTTTCTAAGTCGAATCCATCTAAAGAATCCTCACTACTCTCGAAATTTAAAGGAGGTAAATTATTCTTTCTTTGGTTAATTAATTCAGATTGTCTTGTTGCTTGAAGATCAACTCGCTTGTCTTTAGCTTCCTCTTTTTTCTCTTCACGCTTCATCAAGTTATCAGTTTCTATTCCTTTTAGTTGCATATTATACTGAAACTCTCTTTCCATTAACTGAGCTTTAATAGCAGCTTCGGCTTGCATTTGTTGAACAGCAAAATTCATTTCGGCCTCCCTTAACTGTATTTTAGATTGAGATTCAAGTTGAACTAATTGAGCTTTAGATTCAGCAGCTGCCTGTTGAGATTGAATGTTACTTTGCATTTGCATTTGGAATTGCATCTCTTGATCTTTCTGTTTTTGCTCTAGCCTTTTTCTTCTTTTTAGCTTTAACAATTCATTTGCCAACTTGATATTATTAATCATTCTAATATCAATAGCATCCTCTAAATCAATAGTCTGTTGTTGTAATGATACTTGTATATTAGCCTCTAGCATTTGCTTTTGCTCTTCATCTGGAGACAACTCAATAAAAATACCAAAATCATGCAAATAAAGATCTTTGATGTCATTTAGAATAGCAACATTATACTTGCCTATCTGCATTGCAAACTCTTCAGCAAAGTCAGAATATTCTAATATGTCAGCAATTCGTATTGATAAACATTCAGCTAGTTTCTTTGTTATATTAAGACCACCTTCTAATATGTGTCTGGTTGCTGTATTTGAATTTAATGCTGCTAACTTTTGTACACCAACCAATGCGTCAGGGCTAGGAGTTGACCCATCTCTTACTTCATTAATACCTGTTACATCACGTATCATATTTAGATAGTGATTGTAGTTGCCTATCAAAGCAGCCATTTTTGATTGACCGCTATTTGAATTTAATTCTTGAATAGGAACTCTAGCATTATTGAATTCTCCATCTTGAGTGTAGCTTCTACCAATAACACTACCAGTTTGAAAATATAATTTTAACGCATCTTCTGGATTATAAGCAGCTCCTGTTCCAAGATCGACTTCATTAATACCATCAGCATCAATGAACACCCCATCAGGAACTACTCGCGCCATTACTTGTTGTAACTTCAAATGAGTAAGTTGTATCTGATCAGCAAAAGGAATCATGCGCCTTACCAATGATTCGGTATTTCCCTTATACATTCTAGGAGCAAATACAACATAGTTAGGAAGTGCTTTTTGTGTAGCTGACTTAGGTCTAACCATGTTTTTCATCATATCCCATTTCAATATGATATTAGATCCACCTACCAATATGCCTTCATACCAAACATCTCGAACCGCTTCAACTTTTTCAAACATCATTCCTTCCTCAATTGGAGGATTAAATGTATCGTTCTTTCTAATTACTCGCTCTCCACCATTCTCAAGAATTTTCTTTTTCCATACAAATCGTTTACTGGTCTTGTAATTAAAATAAAGTAATGTAACTACTTCATTTAAAAATGCGCTATCTTGATAGTTTCGTATAATAGGAAAATAATCATACCAAGCGGATGATGCGTTTCTTATTTCATTCAATTGCTCATCAGTTAAATTAGGATTAATTTTTAAAAGTTCAGTATAGTGAACTTGTTTAACCTCTCCAAAATAATAACAATCTGAAAAGTCAGGCTTCTCTGTATAGCTATGAATAAAATTTGATGGATCTACATAATCAACTTTTAATCCATCGTTAACTAAAAATGTATGTCGCGCAACTGCTTTACCTAAAACAGTCAAATCATAATCAATCTGCTTTTTAAGTTTTGAATACTCATTCATTTTAAGAATTGTATCAATAGCAACTTCTTCAGCAATTTCAATAGATGGCTTGTATTTTAATTGCATATATAATGACAATTCTTCATCATTTTCAGGAAGCTCATCAGGATTAACATTAAATGCATCAATACCAAACTGATCTTTTGTCATTTGCAAAAAATCTTTTGCTACCATGTCAGCTTCAATCATATCTTGAAATATGTTTTTCTTTTCAGCAGACATAACATCTTGCGATTCAGCCTTGATAGTAAAAAGCCTATCATTCATTCCATTAACAACAATGTCAACGAATTTGGGTATAATAGGAATTGGAGTCCAGTCTAAATTTAACATAGACATATCTCCATTTACAGCTAATTCATCTTTATATTTTTGTACAGGTTGTTCACCTCTTGCATATAATCTTAAACGATGGAATTCACCCCACTGATCATAGAACCGACATGTATTTGCTTTACGTTTAAACCACTCACCCTCAATTGATTTTGCAACTTTCAAACCATATTCAACGGTAGATTTTTCTTCATCGCTAGCCATTTGGTTTGGAAAGGGTGATTGATAAATTACAACTGATAATTTCTCCATTATTTTAATATTTCGCTTCTAATTCCACGATTGTCGTATTTTACAAATTTAATACTTATTTTTGATTCCTTTTTCTCTACTTCAAACAAATGCTTACGTGTAGCCATAATAGCTAGGCCTGAACTAATAGAAGCATCGTGTTTTGTTCTATTGCTAGGATCAAATCTAGCCCAATCTTCTAATGTCTTTGTGAAATACATTGATCCCATGCAATCATTATCTCTGTATGTTCCTTCGGTATCAAGACCTACATATTCCTCAATATATGTTTCAATGGCTGATGCATGAGCCTGTCTTACATCTTCAGATGAGTTAGGTATACCACCTATTTCTATTTCAGTTTTAGATAGTTTTGTTTTGTGTTTGTCAGGTCGATTCATTGAGAAAGCCCTGTACCCTCTATTTTTAAAGTGATATAATAATCTAGCTTTGTTATTCTCAGCTAAAATTGGCATACCGTAAAATACACAAGCCATTAATACATCTTCAAAAAATATCTCAGCTGTCTGAGGTCTTGCAATATACTCTAAAAAGAACTCATTAGTTGGAGCTTCCTCCATGTGGAATTTAGTCATTCCATGCAAAGCTCCATTAGATCCGCCACCACCAACTACTCCAGATATATCATAAGGGTCGCATCCAAAAGCTCCTAAATGTTCATTGCCAGGAAACTTTTTGCCTCCTCTAGTTATAACATTATTTCGTAACTTACCATTAGGAATCCAAGAAACTAAAAATCTACCATTCTTGTCTGGAGTCCAAATAACCTCGCTATCTTTTATACCATTCTTCCAATGAAAATAACCTCTTGTAAGTACATGATCTTTTATAAGTGAATCATTATAGTCAATCTGCTGATATATCTTTGTTAAGTTAAATACAGACTGCTTTGACTCATCTCTAAATGCGTGAGATTCAGTTCTAGGAAATTGTCGGTAAAATTCATTCAATGCATCAGAATCACTTTTTAATGCAGCTACTTCATTATTCCACCAAGTAATAACGCCTTGCGTTATCATTTCCCCATCAATACCAATTATCGGTTTTTTAGGATCTTCAAATACAGGCCAACCAAACTCGTCTATATATCCTTCAATATTCCATTCCATTGGAATAAATAATGAATATAATCCACTTTTTGTTTGACCATTGGCAGATCTTGTTCTTGGATCACTATCATTATACAATTTCTTGAAATTCTCACCTCCTTTATTCAAAGCATTTGATGTTGATCCCATCATGCACTTGCCAACAATTTTACTACCTAGCCTTAAACAAGTTTTTGTTACTCGCCAGTTATTTAATATGTTTTCAGGCTTCTCCCATTTTCCTGATTCATCATGTACAAGCATTAATAACTTCTCACCATCATAACTATTGTCAGCTGTGTTCTTCCAGTCAATTGTTGTATCAAGCCCATCAATATCATCTTGATTTTCTTGGTCCATATTCTTACGAGTAATCTTACTAGCAGGAACGCGAAACGCCAACTCAGTCTTAGGATTATCCATACCATCCTGAATTGGCTTAAAGAAAAATGGATAGTTTCTTACAATTGGAACAACTTTATCCGTAAACATCTTCTTGGCATCACTACCAGTTTTTGATAATATACCAATTCTCGAATCCCTAACTATTGTACCTGTATTGCTTATTTCAGCACTTGACATAAATGAAAATCCAGAACGCCTATTCTTTAAATAACCCATTCCAAAAGATCTACTGTCAGCCTTACATGCCTCCCAATATATATAAAATATTCTATTTGATTCTCGGAAGTCAGGCAAACCAATGTCGATCTTTGTCCATTGTAAATACATATAATGCGTTCCTGTCATGTATGTAGGCACACCATTATTTATGAACCAATATCCATTCTCCCTTTTGTCAAATTCGCCTTCAATTAAGTCAACATATTTTGACTTAAAAGCATTATCTCTTCTATTCCAATCAAATATTGTTTTAATTTTTTGCAATTCAGTTGGATATTCTTGTGCTACCCATTTGTTTTCATAATTAGCAACTTTGTCAGGCCTAGACGGTAAAGCTATCTTTACACTATTAATCTCATATATCTCACCAATAGTTCCGTCTTTTGATATGACAACAACATCATAATCTTTATTGTATCCATACTCCCAACTCTTGAATCTATTTTTTGTAGTTATCACATTTTTTGTGATATGATCGTCAAGTATTTTGTAAAGATTATTTTCCATTTATATATGCTTTTGCAAAAAGTATTTAATGTTATTTCTTTTTCGCTTTGCCTTCTGCGAATCCACCATTTCCTACGTTTATCGTAGGAATCTGTGAATCGCTACTTTTATTCTCTTCTTCTTCAATCTTAGATAACATATTCAAAGCATCTTCAAATGCCAATCTTTTAGCTGACGCAGCGTTCTTTAACTTGTCAGCAGATATGTCATCTTCAGACCTAGTGATAATAGGCTCTTTTAATACCTTTATCAATTCATCAATGGCAACCT